TGTTTGATTCAAAAAGTAATCTAATACCACATTAAACCCACCACCAAAGAATATATTATCTTCCAATCTATGGGTAGTTGATTGTGCAATATTACCATCCGATGAACCATTATCCACAACCATTATTTCACACTCATCAAACTTACTATCGCGTTTAAGTTGATTTACGAGGTTATCTGTGAGTTCGGGTAAGTTGTGATTAAGTGTCGCTATTAACATTAAAACCTCAATTGTTTTGTTTCTTTTGATGGCATTACAATTCCCAAAAAGTTTTTGGCTATTGTTTCTTCAGTATGACCTTGTTGTTTATAATCTACCATCTGTTGTAAATAATGGAATGGCTTGAACCAAGATTCACAAGGAATCAATGGTATAACCTTTGTTGCTAATAAATATTCACCATACCAAACTAATTCACCAGCCATAACCTCTAATAAATTCTGAAATGTAAGTTTGTTTGGTTCAAGATAGTTTTCTTTCATATGTTGTAATACTTTAACTGACCATAAATTAGGGCAGGTATAATCATAATACTTACCCCGTCTACCAAATAAACTCATTACAATATCTCTGTCTCTTTTGTATGATTGTAGAACGCTATCTAATAACCCACCCTGCGTGGCCATCCATTGAAATAAATCCTTGTTCTCGTGAATAGTGGTGTATGGTGTTTCTTCATCGAACATAAAATCAGATATGTAGTAATCTCTTATAAAGTAAGAATCACCATCTACCCATAGATAGTTTTCAGATAAACCTGTTTCACTAAACTTCATCTTTACCAACTGTTGGGTATGCCAATTTTGATTTACACCCCCACCAATAACATCCTCATCAAAAATAAGTTCATACCCATCGGTTCCGATATGATTTACAAATAAGTCTTTTTGTTCTTTTGGAATGGATAGATAAATAGGAATACCATCTACATTAAACTCATTGGCTGTTTCTACTAATTGTTTAGTGTAATCTAAATGTGGTCTATGTGACTTAAACAGGAATACTAAATTATTCATTTGTATAGGTTTAATATTTTGTATTTTTCTATATAGTGAATACCTTTTTTAGCACATTGAAAATCAGAATGAAATGCTCGTAAAACATCATCTCTAAAATAATACCTATGCGATTGTGATGTAAACAATCGTAAACATTCTATTTTCTTTTCGTATTCATTTTCTATCTCAACATAAAAGTTAGGATTCCATTCATCCTGTGTGCTTGGGGTATAATACTGAATTAAACTTATATTGTTATTTCGTATCAGTGCTGAACCGAATCCACTTATAAATCTATGCTCAAAGTGAGAATCGGTTTCGTTCGGTAAAATGATTGCATCAAACTTACCGTGTTCCTTTAATATATTTTCTATATAATTTACCCAACCATCTTCTCTTAAATCTCTAACAAATTTATGTGGGCTGAATATTATCTTTATGTTTTTTGCTTCCGAACACATCCAAACATCGGTTACTTCATCTAATCTACTCTCACCAGTTGTTTCATCAAAATCTCCACCCTGAACTAACTGTAAAACATAAAACATCGTGTCCGTATGTTTCATTATAGTCCCTAACATACTATACTCTACATCATCGGGATGTGGTGATATACAGAGAACTTTATCAAATCCTAACAATTTCATTTTAATAACTCCAATGTATGAACTCTATTCATATTTTCCTGAAACATCACTCCTATATTTTCATTCTCAAACAAAGATGTATCTAAATAGTCCTTTCCACCCTGTCCGGCCAAATATGTAGTAGCACCATAGTGTTTACATAAATCAACCAATCTATCGGTTGATTTTAATTCAGTCGGATAATCTAAAACTATTTCAGTATCTATGTTTAATCTATCAATAAAATATTTTATTATTTTAATGTTAGTATCAACAAGACTATTTGATATAAATTCATCCATTTCATCTAAAATCTCTTGATACTTAAATAATGTTTTCTTTATACGTTTCCAATCTCTATGAGGGTCTGCATACATTTTATCCATAATACTGTCCAATCCTTTTTTAACACTCATAGTATTCCATCTTCCATCAAAATTAAATCTATTCTGAAATCCATTTTTCTCAAATTGACAATGAGTAAGAATAACAAAAATATCTGATTGTTCTACCTTTTGGAAAAAAGGAAACCACGGCATAAAATTTGGTTGGTGAATTGTTACTATCATAAATTTAGATAATAGTTTGGAATATCTTCAGGTATAAAGTTAAACAAATTATCTAACAAATCACAATTTACTTTCACTGGGTTAAACACATACTTGTTACTCATGTGGTGAACCATAAGTTTTTTGTAACCTTCTGTTGGTGTGAATTTTCTAATCACATCTTGAAATCCTGTTGCCCCACTTTCCAATATACCAGCATATGTAGCTGATGGTGTTGTTGGAAATTTACCATTTCTATGTAGTAATTCAACCTGTTCTCTTGATAATATAAAATTACCACTATGGGGGTTCCAAGGATGGAAGTAATACTCTTCATCTATCTTAGTAATGAATCTAATTATATCACTCACACCGTTACCACCCAAGTGAACAGAATTGTAAGGTGCCAAATCAACAAATTCAGGTATATTATTTTCTAATTCATACCGAAGAAATCCTACATTGTATTGTATATCTTTCTTTATTAGTTTCTCGTTTACAGATATAGCGTATTCCAATGAATCTGATGGTATTAGTATATCATCTTCGTTGTATAAGAAATAATCATAATTATGTAAGTTATCTAAAATATACTGTCGTGGCTCAAAAACCAAACCATGAGCTAATGATTTATCACGAATTTCAGTTTTTACTCCATCAATGTTTATTTTCTCGGGTGAAAATATTACAACATCAGAAACTTTTTTAAGCTCCTCAACGACTTTATTTATATAGATATTCTCGTTTCCACTATAACACGCTAACGTAGATAATACTCTCATTACACAATTTGTTTTGTAGTCCAATCATCCATTAATCTATGAATGTTGTAATTATATTTTCTAGCTATATCGTGAAATCTGCGTGATGTTTCTTCAGCCATTTGTGATGTCCAAACCGAAGCCTGTTTAGACCTTTCACCTAAATATTTATACTCAAACATGGGATGATATCCCCCTTCGGGGTCAATGCCACACGTGATTAAGTTACTTATACCATTCATACCTAGCCAAGTAGCGGCTGTTTGTAAAACCGAATACGTTTCTCCCATATGTGGTATATCTTTTGGATAGTTTAATCTGTTCATATCGTGAACACCTAATGCAACAACGTGAAACTTACAGTCAGGGTTGACCTCCAATACAGGCTCCATCCAAACCTTATAATCATATTGCTCATTAAATCCGCCGGGATGTCTCATCTGTGGATAATATGGCATTATAAAATTCTTTACCTTTTTCCATTCATTTATATCAATAATATCCCAATTATCCGTATCGTGCATAAAGAAGTAATCTACCTCTTCGCATAATATGATAGCGTTATTCAAGCAAGATATTTTGTAATCATCACTTTTAGGAATTTCTCTAGCACTTGGCCCTTTACTAACTAATATTACGTTCGTATCCATCTTCTCTTTTTATATTTTTCCACAATTCATTTTCCATTTTGATATTCCTTTACATATTCTATAAAATCGTTCAATCCATCTTCAATAGATACACAAGGTTCCCATCCAGCTTCTTTAAGTTTACTATTATTACCAACACACTTAAATTGGTCACCAACATGCCCACCGATATTCTTTATATCAAAATCAGTAATATTTTGATTTGATTGTTGTATAATAGTATGTATAAGTTCTCTTATTGTAATTGGAATTCCATTTGATACGTTATATACATCAGAATGCTCTATACTCAACATATGGATTAAAGAACTAACTACATCATCTACGTGAATGATGTCTCGTATCCTATCAAGAGAACCCGTAACATTTATTTCTTTTCCTTTTAACACCTGATTGGTAAATACAGAAACAACACCTTTATTTTCATTAGTTAAGTCTTGTCCCTTACCATACGTATTCCAAAGTCTTAATATGTGATAGTTAAACCCAACGTCATGTGAAAACTTTTTAACATAAAACTCTCCACTCAATTTAGAAACTGCGTAATTTGATAGTGGATTTAATTCACTTTCTTCATCTGCGAATTCATTATCACCATATACGGCGGTTGTTGATGTGTAAATAAACTTTTTTACATTTTTTTCTTTGGCTAAATAACAAACATTTAGAGTTCCTTTTACATTATAATCCGTATCCATATGTGGATTTATTTCTGAACCCTTTCCGAATGGTTGTGCTGCCAAGTGAAAAATTACATCTATATCTTCTTTTATGTTTATTTTTTCATCGGTAGATATATCTACTTTATAATCGGGAGTTCCTTTTATATCTAATGTTGTAACATTATAATTTAATTGTTTTAGTTTTTCTACTAAATTACTCCCAATAAAACCACTAGCCCCTGTAACTAAAATATTCATTCACCAAACCTATAATTTAATTCTCCTATTCCTTCAATCGTATGTTTAATAATATCATTGGGTTTTACTAAACAATCATATTGAGGCCCTCCGTTTTTTGTAGTTGGAGTTCCTGTAATGACTATATCTCCCCTTTTCAATGTTACTATTTTTGATAGATAACTAACCGATTGATATGGATTATAAATCATATCACGAGTATTCCCGTGTTGTAGTTCTACTCCATTTATGAATGTTTTCATATCAAGCGTTCTATCCCTCAAATCTAAATTTACAACATCATCACCAATCGGACAAAATCCTGTTCTTGATTTAGAAAATGGAAGATGATGGTCTCTTTCGTAAATGGAATTACAAGTAATATCACCAGCCACAAAAAATCCTTCAATAACACTAAATGCTTCTTCTTCTGAAAGAATCTCACAATCTTTCCCAATAACCAATCCCAATTCAACTTCTGTCCAAACATCCGAAACCTTAAATTTTGGATAAGGAACTATTCCCCCTTCATTTGTAATACAAGAATTTGATTTAAGAAAATATATTGGGTCTTGATTTATTTCACCAATCCCTTTATAATTTAACGCTAAACAATGAATATTATGTATTTTCATATTTTCTTTTATAAAGGTATTCTGCCATTTGGAATTCAATCATTTCATCTATTTCAATTGATTCCCCATCGGATACCTCAAAAAATAAACATTTATCCGTTATAACATTTTTATGCTCAAGTAAAGAAGATACTTTAACAATCATGACGTTAAATGTAGGAAACAATATAGGTTCAAGATTCTGTGAATTTGGTGTATTCTTTAAGTCATAGTTAAGTGGACATCCACGAAACCACGTGTGTTTTTTAACGAGTTGAACAGTCATTAACGAATCAAATTGCTCAACGTTTTCACTGAACTCATTAAGAACATTGAATAGTGTATCATCATCTAATAGAGGAGCGGTTGGTTGTAGTATCATTATATATTCTGTATCAACAGAGGAACCCAAATATTCATAATACTCACTGTTGTTACATTTAGAACTAGCATAATATTCGGGTCTTTCAACGAAACCAACTCCATTTTCTTCTGCCATTCTTTTAGCTACATCACTATCAGAATTTACTACGACTGAAAGATTTAGTTTCTTAGCTTGATTTATTTTTATTTCCAATAGAGTGGAATCAGCGAATGGTCTAAAATTTTTATTTATAACCCTCGTTGAACCAGCCCTACATGGAATAACTACTGTAACATCTATCATAACAAGTTAAGGTTTTTCATTTGTTCCAACGTCGTATCCCATCCATCAAAACGAATTCCCTTATCATCGATATATGCAACTGCTCTTGGTTTTTCAGATGTTACTTTTGTAATGTATTTATCAAAGCCATATTTTTGTAACCACTCTGTGACCAATTCAAGTCCCGTTTTACCATTAACCAATCCTCTATCTGCTCTAGCTTTTACTGTATAACAAACCAATGTATATTTTTCTGATAATTCCTTTAATGCTTCTTCTACTCCCTCAACGGGTTCATCGTAAATAGTTCCATCGAAGTAACCCTTTGAGTTTTTATGAATCACATTATCAAAATCGATTCCTAAGTTTTGAGTTTCATCGGGATATGAATGTTCACGGATTCCTTTATTCCAATTAAGTTCTTTAATATCGGTTGGTTTGTTTTTGTTAATAGGTGGACAAACATTACCTGAACCATGTGTTAATTCATAAGTCAATAACAAAGTTAGAACTTCTGCCGTATGATAAAAATCAGCCCCTAATTCAACAATAGAACAGTTATTTACTTTTTCTGTTAATGAATATGATGTAATACACGCCACATTACAACCACGAGCATTACTCCATTGGAGAGCTTTGATAATATCTTTACTTTTACCCGATGAACTAATACCAAGAACAAGTGTTTTTTCAATTTGTTCTTTCGTTCTGTTTCTTGTATTAGCTTCCATCCAAGCCACCATCCACTCATCCCAACTCGTATCATTGATAAGAGATGTTGCTAAAATGGCGGAGCCGGGTGCCATAGCTAATCGTTGACCATTTGATAATCGTGTAATATCAGCTGCTGCGTGGTCAGCCACAGCCAAGTTACCACCGTGTCCAAGTAAAAATATAGTTTCAGCCTCATTAAACTTTTGTTGTAAATCCGCCCATTCTTGTGTGTTAATAACACTCTCGAATTTTCCAATTAAATTTTCGTAGTTTAACATATTGTATTTTATTAAGTTTTATTAAGTTTTATTATATATCTAATTTACCTATTATTTCATCACCATCCAAAATATCGGATTGTATCTCCGCAAATCTCTTCTCTAAAAATTCAGGGCCTGATTGGTTGTGCTGTCTTTTACATTCATTGTAGATTGTAAGATTTTCTCTGTAAATATCTTGCATTGATTTCAAGTCCAAATAATGAAGATGAATGAGATACAGTCCATCGTATAATTTATCTAACTCTATATTATCACCGTGTGGATATCCACCAGCCTGATGCTTACCAGCATCCCAACTTATTTTAGCTCTTGTTATTGTTGGTTTATTTTTAGAACCATAATATCTAATTTTACTTCTTTGTTCTTTTATTTTTTTAGAAAAATCAAAATCAGCTTCATTTTCCAAATCGTGTATTATTTCAACACCACGTGGTCTGATTACATCGCCCTCAAATTCTTGTAATACATTACCCAAGTCGTCGTGGTAAATTAGTTCATCGATATCCATCCAAACCACAACGTTTATACCTTCATCTAATAATCGATGCTGAATCCAATTATGATAATCCCTAGCGTAATCTGTAAATGTTTGGTAATCCTGTGGAGATTCTTTTTCATTTATTAACAAAATACTTTTACTTACATCGGTATCATTTTTTATATCATTTAGGATGTCAACTTCAATATCATAATTATTCCTTAAATAATCAACCACATAACCAGCATCTAATTTTGTATCAGATGCGAAAAGAAAATCATTCTTTCCGAAAAAACGAAGATGATGTTTTATCCAAAAATCGAACAGATAGTTTGGTTTTCTATCAATATGTGTGCAAAGTTTAATCTTTCTCATCTTTTTATAACAAATGCCTTTCCACTTAAAATACAAATATCATCTCTAAATACCAATGTAGATAATGTATATTTTCCGTTTTCTTCTTCTATCTCGTTAATTCTATACACAAGTTTATCTCCTATATAACAAGGTAGTATAAAGTTTAGTTTTTGATTAACATAAATACTTCCTTCGCCGGGATAGTCGGTAGCTATTATCGTTGATATGAAAGAAGAAACTAACATACCGTGAGCTATTCTTCTACCAAATCTACTATGTTTCGCGTAATCATCATCAAGATGTATTGGGTTTTTATCACCTGTTAGTTCAGCAAATGAACGAACCATTTCATCTGTAATAGTTATTTCTCTAACAACTTCCATTCTAATTCTTTTAGGTTCCTTTTTCTATCTTTCAGAACTTTTGCTGGATTACCAACAACGATTTTATATTCATCCACTGATTTAGTCACAAGAGAAAGAGAACCAACAGCCACTCCTTCTTCTAATACTACATTTGGTAAGATAACAGAACCTGCTCCAACTATCACGTGTTTTTTAAGATGAACATCACCGTGAGATACATTCGTATGTTCCGATGGAACTGTTGGGTTAGTTAGAAAATTACCCGAATAATCATCATTGGATGAGTATATTGAAACCCGAGATGATAATCCCGAGAAGTCTTCCATCACTACTCTACCGTTTCCAATGATAGAACAAAAAACAGCGATATGAACATAATTTTCTATTTTAATCCCACCCTCACCAGCACTCAAAATACAGTAATCATCTATTCTAACGTTATCTCCTATTTCAATATTAGTTGGATTATAAAATGTTGCCTTATCTGAAATTTTTACATTATTTCCAACACTTTTAAGGTTAAGTTTATTTAATTGTGATTTTGATAAAAACATTATTGTGTATAAATTTTGTATTTACTTAAATCAGGATATGGTAATTCCAAATCCTCATTTTCTCTTTTACTACCATCCATATAATAAAATTGATTCATTAATAACAATCCCCTCGCCGCGAGTTCCGGCATCATATAGAAATTCCAACCTAACATATCAAAATGGTCTTCATGGTATGAACATTCTCTCCTACCACTATATCTTGCTCTCTTAAACCAAAGATAAGCTTCGTAATCATCCGTTAGAATTGCTCCACCTTTGGATAACTTAAAATGCTTATAAGGGCCTGTAAAGGATATACACATATGAGTATTTGGTATATACATATCAGCCGTAAATCTCAATGCTGAATCCCATACATTAGAACCTTTTAATTGATATGCTCCTTTTATTGTTTTTCCTTCAACATTCTCAAATTTAACCTTACCACCAGCGTGAATAATTTCACACGGAACTGATGGATAAGTTCTTGATGGTATGGTAATTTCTTTTCCCTCGATATTTTCATATTTAAGAGCTAAGAACAAAGCATTGGATGCATTATCAACTGTAACTACATACCTAGCTCCTGTGTAGTCAGTCAATTTTTCCTCAAACTCTTCCGTAACTTTGTAAATACCATTAGCCATTATAATGAATCAATGTAAGATTTTAGTTTATCAGTTGGTTTCCACCCTAAACGATATAAAGAATCATCGTTCTTTCTTAATGTTACTCTATAATTTCCCCGTTGGTCAGGGATGTATTTCACCTTACACTTAAATTTATCAACAAAGAATTGTGCTACGTGATTGATAGAATAGTTTACACCTGTCCCTAATTCCCAAGCATCTTCGTGGTAGTAATCTAAGTTACCTATCTTAACCAAACCATCTACAATGTCATCAACGTGTGTGAAGTCTCTACGTTGTTCGCCATCACCAACAATAGCCAATGGTTCACCATCTCGTATCTGTCTTCTCCAAATTCCAATTACTGCTGCCCAATCTCCATCAACAATTTCCATTGGGCCGTAAACATTGTAGAACCTAACAATATCTATGTGTAAGTTATATACCTTACGATACATCTTACATATCTCTTCACCCAAGTGTTTGTATGTAGCGTAGGGTGATTGGTGAGGGTCATGCCATTTAGATGATGAACCTGCGTATATAAGTTTAACATTGTATGTTCTAGCCCAATCAGCGACTATTTGAGTTCCAAATGTATTAACTCTAAATGTTTCATCAGGGTCAGTAAATGATGGTTGGATACGAGATAAAGCGGCTAAATGATAACACACATCAAAATCACTACCATCAATGATGTGTAAATCTTCTATATCACAATAATGATAAACACACCCCTCTACCTCATACTCTTTATATCCAGTTGATAAATCATCTAATGAATGAACTTCATTCCCCCCATCAACTAATCGTTTTATGAGATTAGCTCCTATAAAACCATTACCACCTGTAACTAATATTTTCATTATCGGACGATTCCAATCAGTTGATGTTCGTTGAAAAGAATATACTTTTCATCTCCAACTTGTATGTCGTTGGTAGCTTGGGACTTTTCGTACACAACCGTATCACCAACTTGAACAGTCATTGGGATTCGTTCACCGTTCTGTGACCAAATACCTGTACCAACAGATACAACTGTACCGTGAACTTTTCTACCTGATGTGATTGCATCTGATATAATGATACCTGACTTTGTTGTTGTTTCTTCTTCAACGTTAGTTGGTTTGACCAATACTCGGTCACCTAGTGGTTTGAATTTTCCTTCCATAATTATAGTGTGTTATAGTAACTGTTTTGTTTTTCTTGTCTGTCAATATTCTTGTGATGGTATAATGATAGTTCTTCATACGCAGGAAGTCGGGTGAATAACCTAAACCCTACAATACTTTCGTGTACCTTACTAGTCCATTTAATTCGTTTTGAGTTTTTGTATATTCTACTTTGATAGTCGGGGTAATTAACCCAACCTGATTGATTTTGTGACCAACCCCATTTTTCTATGTGTTCTGTTGTAATACCACTAACTGTATTTACACGTGGTATGTAGTATAAATCAACAGGTTGTTCTTCAATCATAGAATGTAAGTTTTCCATCAATAACTTATGTGGTACTTCATCTGCGTCAATCTGAAAGATATAATCATTTTTACAAAAATCAGACAGTTTGTTTTTCCATTCTGCAAAATGTCCTGTGAATGTATCTTTGTATACTCTAATACCACCAATGTGTTCCAAATAAGTTAATACATCATCATCTTCTTTTGACTCATCAAACAAAACAACTACTTCGTCTTGTGGTTGTTTATGTTCTAATAAAAATGGGATAAGTGTTTTAATTTCATCAAGTTCGTCACATACGGTGACTGCGTAACTAATACTAATCATAGTTGTTCTGATTCGTTATCGTTTAATTCTTCGGTTAACTTGCGTGGATTTGTTATTCTCCACTTTTTGTAGAGTTCCACGATATTACTTTCATCGTATGGAATATACTTAATTGTTTTAATGTTTTCAATTTTTAATGTTTTATATGGTCTATTTTTCATCAAAAGTTTATCTCGTTTCACCTTTGACTCATAAAAACTTGTACCAATTCTAATATTGGGTTTGAATAAACCTTTTTTATTTTTTATGTTTTTATAGAGTATTTCAGGGTCTGTTTGTTTATTTTCTAAATAAAATTTTTCAAATATAAATTCATCTATCAAGGATAAATCAAGACAATGAAATGTTTTACCGTCAAGGGCAGGATGTAACACAAATACATCATATTTCTTTACTTTATCACTACCTTTATACATAACTTCTACCAAAGAACCATAGTCAACTTTAGACACAGGAATTAGTCTTCGTTTGTTATCTAAGTACTCTCTTCTTAGTTTAAGTTGAAATGATGCCATTACTCAACTTTTTTTAATTTTGGTAGATTTGGTAAGTTCAACTGTATTTCTTTTGGAAACTCGGGAATGTTACTATCAATAATCTCTCCAAGTTTTTCAGTCATTTTACTTAGTGTGAATTTTTTGTTTTTCTTTCTAAGTATTTCTGCGTTTTTCTTATACTTTTTGTAGTTTTTAAATACTTCCTTAAACGCTTTCTTACCGTGGTTGGTATCAACATATAACCATTTACTTTCAGGTATGATTACTTTGTCCCATACTGCAGATTGATGTACGTTTTGTAGTTGACCACCTAATAGAACGGCGTGTTCTTTATCCAAGAAATCCATATGCCCACTCCACGCGGGGACAATCAATGGTTTACCTGTTTGTGTAAACTCTAACAATGGTCTACCAAACCCTTCACCTTTAGTAAATGATACCATTGATTTTACTTTTGGGTGGTTGTATAAGTTATTCATCTCTTTGTCAGTTAAGTCACCGTGTAATAAATAAATATTAGGTGTTTTACCTCCGACGGAGTTTTTTACCATTTTTATTTTCTCTACCATAGTTTCTCTGTCTAAAACAGAAAACGTAGCAGATGAAGTTTTGAGTATTAACGCAGGTTGGTCTGATGATGTTTTGAATGATTCACAAAAAGTTTTAATCATTGTTGCTACATCTTTTCTATCGTGTCCAAAGTCACCCTTTAACCAATGACCTACAAATAAAAATGCAAAGTTTTCTTTTACTTTACTCAACTCATCAATCAACATTACATCTTCTATGTCGTGTGTCTTGTTAGTAAAAATAGTTTCATCAAAACCTTCAAATAAAACTTCAATGGGTTTTTCTATTTTCAATTCTTGTTGTTGACCTGTGTTGTCATTTTTTACGGTGTACACCGATTGAATGAATGCTTCTTTTGAGTGGTCAGATGGTACAATGTTTATATCCATTCGGTTCATACCTTGTATCCATTCCGAAGAAACTGCACTTGTCTCAATCCCCGCAGTTATACCAACGTTCCATTTACCCAATCGTTGAAATTCATTCGGTACAGTTACTTGAACCCATACATCGGGTTGTTTTGGTAGTTGTAGTTTACCGTCTTTAAAGTTTGCAAAACTTGATTTAATCCATTGGTGAAATTCATTATCATCATCAAGTGCGTTCATAGGGGTGTTTCCCCATTTCTGTGATACTATTTGTATGTCAAATTTATCTAAATCTCTAAGTGAACGTAAGATGTCTCGTGCGTGGTCACCGTAACCACTACGAGTTGTAATAGGTGCCGAATATACTAAAAATGGTTTACTCATATCTTATTTAACTCAAATCGTTTTCTTGGTTTAAAATTCTCTATCTCCCGTGTCATTGATTCTTTGAATATATTACACATATTTTCTGCGTTTAATCCACCTTCATTCATCAACCATTCTCTTCCAACTAAACCTCTACGTTTTCTTTCTTCACGTCCAAGTATATAGTGTTCTTTAATGGTGTCGGTAACATCATAGTTATCAACTCTGTCATCGTAAATATATGGTGTTGGTGGTGAACCTACTAAACTACGTGTCTGTGGCCACACAGGAGATGCCCACTCACCCCAAGTTACTTTACCCACCCACTCTCTCCAATGGTGTAGGGAACCAATCTCAACATAATCTTCTGCAGTTAAATATTCAAATTGTTCATTCATATTTGATGTTGCGACATTCCATTGGAATCCACAATGGTCTTGCATACCACCTGTAACATTTACAATAATGGGTGTTCCTGCAGCAATACTTTCAGCCGTACTTAGTCCAAATCCTTCATTAGATGAAATAAGTATTGTAGTGTCTGCGATGTTATATAAACAGTTAATTTGTTCTTGTGTTATTTTATCTGATGAAAATATAATATTATCTGTGAATTCAGGTAATAAGTCTTTGACCACACGTGGTAAATCAGTACCATTCCCATCAACAGGTGTCGTATGTAACACCAAGTAACAATCATCACGTTCTTCTTTAGGTAATTCTAATAAAAAATCACGGAACGATATGATGATATCGGAAGTCATCTTTCTTCTAATGTTACGAGCGTTATAAAACAACACATAATTTGGGTCGTTACCCTTAAACAATTGTTTTTTAAACTCAATCATCAAGTCATAATCTTTATCCCCCTCTACAATGGGTCTATAAATATCGGTGTCTATTCCGTGTGGTACATAATCAACTTGAGTATCTTTTGGTTGGTTCCATTGTGATTGTTCAGTAGAACCCCATACTCGTTTTACAATACCGTATGTCTGTTTAGATATACAACCAATCCAATCACAACTTTCATAATAGTTTCTATTGTAAAGTGGGTCAGGTAAGTCGTCCCAAATATGGTAGAAAAAGATAGGAATATTTTGTCGTATCTCGTGTTCCATATTGTATAACCACAACCATTGTCGGGGGTCGGTGAAGTGTAAGATTGCATCAGGTTTTTCATCATCTAACAACTTTCGTAATATGTTTTCATCACCATACCCACTCCAAGGATATATCTTAACCGATGCATCTTCTACACCTGACTGTTTTCTAGCATCTTCTGATAAATCAAACACTTTCCCTTGGTCAGGGTGTTTGACTGCCGCTCCTAACTGTACCCAATCAAACTTGTCTAAACTACCCAATACTATATGTTTAGAAACTGTACCTACTCCACTCGGTAATCGTAAATCATCGGAGAGCAGTAGTATTTTTTTCTTACTCATCTACTATAACGTTTTATTATTGTGTTCTTCTTTTAGTGTCTCTAATTCGTGAATCATTGCCTTAAACTGTTCATCGTTTTCATACAAGTATAATGTTCTATTTACCAATTTTTGTAAAGTAAACTCTGTATCTAAACAGTCTTTTCTAAAGTTAGAATATAACCCTTTTAATACTTTTACCGATGTTAATTTCAAGTCAACGTTTTTCATAACCTTTTGTATATACATATATATAAATATCAATTCATAGCAAATTCACATAAATTTCTTTGGTTGAATTCACAGAATCTACAAGCAGATGTTGATGGTGTTGGTTCATACCCTTCTGTTTTTCGTTCCCCATTTTCATCAAACACGTGTTCCACAAAGTCATTAAAATCGTTGATTGCACGGTTCATACTTACTTTACCGTCCGTTGGAATAAACCGTTGTAACCGTCGTGCCATAGCAGGCCATTCAGGGTCTTCAGGTATTTTTCGTTTAAGTATGATGTATTCAACATTTATCTTTTCTTGTGGTACATTTAGTTTCTCACTCAGATAGTTTTTATACAATAGATTTTGATTAGTGAGTGATTTATCTTTCTTTTGCCAATCACCCCAACCCTTTGTAGATGTTTTCAAATCTATAATATAATATCTACCTGATTGTTTATCTTTTAGTAGTATATCAATATAACCGATAAAAGACAAGTTTTCTTTTATATTCTCATTTAGTTTCATTTCTATTTCAACCAACTCAATACCCTTCAATGAAAACCATTCACGTCGGTGTTTCTTTAAGTAGTTGATAATCTCTACACCATCTTCATAAAACTCCACCATATTTTCTTTAGTGATACTCTCATCACGTTTCCAATCAGGTATTTTCTTTACCTCGTCGTACATACGTTCTTTTAATAATCGGTCTGTATCAAAGTCTACAAACTTCTTACCATCTCGTATAATGTAATCTCTTACGGGTATGCCATTGACTTCAGCGTCTTTGGGTAGCTTTCGTTTGTTATACATCACATACAAGTAGGATTGTATAGTGTCGTGCATCGCAGTACCAAACCCAAGGTGAATGCTCAACTTATCTTCTGCAATTTTATCAACGTACTTATACTTGTACGATAGTGGACACTTTTTCCATAACTTGTATTGTGAATAACTAACTCTTTTCAAAACGTTGTCCGTATAGTTTTTTTATTTCTTTAATTTGTTTCAACTGTTTTTTTGACTTTAGAGTATCATAGTATTCAATGGCTTCTCTTTTACTAATCTTTAGATGTTCTGATAGAATATCTATATCTTCATTACTCTTGTCTTTCTTTCCTTTAAGATACTTGTTATATATCTTTTTCTTCGGTATAAACTCTCTCATCACTCGTTCATACATCTCATCGGGTAGTTTGTATGTCTGTATGTATGATACTAATTCTACATAGTTTAACTCCATACTAAGAAACCTATTTAACATAAACTGTGAAAATGATTTCTTATCACCTTCCGATAGATTACTCCAATAGTTTTCTTTTTTAAGATGAGTTAGTTGAGCAAAGTGGTCAAATAGAGATTTACTCTTCTCCATCGTCATCTACCTTAAAGCCTTTAGGTAGCACTTCTTTGAGTATCGTACCACAGTTTGCACATACAAATACTTCTGCGGGTACAATTTGGTCATTGGGTGTTCCTGTCAGTAACTTACTTATTTTCTTAAACATCATTGAAGGTAAGAATAAGTCTTTACCACAATTATCACAATTCACATCTTGTAAATCATCGGGTTTGATATTCATTTGTGGTGGTTGTTGACCCCCACCTAAATTATGTATTTTTGCCATTATTCTTCCTCATCTTCTATAAGTTCATATTCCTCTGAATCATACTTTTGCCATTCATTCACGTAATCCCAATCTAAATCATCCCCATATTTTTCCCAAAACTCATCTTCATTCTCTTTGTAAAGTTTTAGTTGTTCTTCGGTAAGTTCTGCTTCTTCAACCAAAACGTCATCGTGATATTGTATTTTTTGTAGTTTTGCCATTTGTTTATCCTATTATGTCTAGTATTTGTATTAAACACGCCATTGCAGTTATTTCTTTATCAACAGCCATAATTGATTTAGAATCTGAATCTGATATAATCAATATGACTTGACCTATGTTACCTGTTCCATATTCATCAACTCGTTTATAGAGTAATGAATATAAATTGGTATAGTCGTTAGTTCCACTATCTAACATCAATTGCCGTATGGTGTTAAACTTATCTTTTTTACTCATATTACTTTTAAGGTGGTCAATGATTTTGTTTTCTAAATCATTACTATTAAGTAAGTCCGAACTAAGTTCTAATACACCATCAACCACATTAGACTGTAAATCACCCATCACTTTTCGTATGTCAGGGTAATTAGTTTCAATGATAGTTTTTAAGTCAACAGCATTAAACTCAATACCTTCATCATTGAGTATGGTAGCACATCGTACCGCAATATCTTTCATAGATGGTGGTTCAATCTTAAACGTTTGACATCTACTTTGTATTGCAGGTATGACTTTTTCAGGGTAATTACACGTGAGTATAAACCTCGTTCGGTCAGCAAATGTCTCCATCATATTACGGAGGGCGGCTTGGGATTCGGGAGTCAGGTAATCTGCCTCATCCAATACCACAATTTTCCATTTACTGAACCCAACGGTGGATGCGAAGTTCTTAATCTTGTTTCTAATAATATCAATACCACGCTCGTCAGATGCGTTGATGTATATGTCATCACAGTCAATATTATTAACAAGTATTTTTGCCATTGTAGTTTTACCTGTTCCTGCTTTTCCGTGGAACAGTAAGTGTGGAATTTCTCCCTTTTCAATGAAAATACCGAATCGTTGTTTCACTGCTTCACTTCCTACATACTCGTCAAGATTTCTAGGTCTGAACTTCTCTATCCAAAGGTTTATACTCATCTTATTTCATCTCCACCAAAAAGTACTCTGACTCGTAATCACCATCTACAAAGTGTAACTTAGCCAATCCATCTGTTGATATTTTTAAAGATGATGTACCTGCACCTTTGTTTGCTAGTAAAATACCCTTTAAGTACTCAGATGAAAATGAAATACCTTCAACATCACCCTCACATACTGCATCAACATTCATTGAAATACGATTAGTGTTGATGTTAGAGTAATTAAGTACAATCTTTGATTTACCACCTTTACTCATAAAAGTAAATGTGTCTGCGTCAGATAATGCACCCTTTGACTTTACAAACTTACTAACAAAGTCATCATTCAATGGAATCTCAATATTGAACTCAGGTAATTGTTTCAAATCAGGTACAGGTGGGATAACCGATGGCGCTGCCAACATATAATTAACCTCTGTTCCTTTGTCTGAAAATACAATAGAACCTTTACCCTCAGTAATATCTATATTACTATCCAAAACACTCAATAGTGATTTAAGTTGAGATGTAGTATAAATACCAAACTCTCCATTAGGGAATGTGGATTCATTTACTTTTACCTCACCAAGAAGTGTTTTATCTTCTGAAATCATACGAACTGAAATATTGGTGTCCGTTGATTTTACCATTACTGATTCTATATTACCACCAAGTGTGTATCTACTTATAAAACCATCAAGTTTATTCTTTTCCATTTGTAACTATTTTATATTGTTGTTATGTATTAAAGTTAGGTATTAAAATCATCAAAGTCAAATATTATTTTTTTTCCCAAAGTAAGTGCTTCCAAGTATCACCCCTGACTATTTTTCTAACATTGGTGGTTGATACTTTATAGTTTCTTGCAATAACTCGTATATTTCTATGTCCAATTCTCCAAAGTGTTCGTATCTGTTGTACGTCTCCACTTGAAAGTTTAGACATTGGGTGTTGTTCTCCTATTAATTTTCCCATTAGAAACTAAAAAATTGGTTTGCTTTTAAGTTGATGTTTTCAAAACTCTCCCAATCAAGAGCCTCATAGAAGTCAAGTATCTTCTTACGGAGTAATCTATCAAACATCTTATCATAGTCAGCGTATGTAGATATAAAATCTACAACCTCGTGTGGGTCATCACTACCCTTGAGAGCCATAATATCTAAGTTTAGTGGATTTTGTTTTAGATACATCCAAACAATTTTCTCACCATCGGTAATTGGTGGTACTTTGTCCTCTAAACCTTTCTCTTTTAAAAAATTGTTATAGTAAATTGCAGACTTGACGTGGGCAGGTGTACCTTTCTTTACATCACTTAATCCACCCCTAACTGAATACTTTTTTATACCACGTACACCTGTGGGTTTTCCTACTTCCATAAATGGTCGTTTGGTGAGACTGTCTTTAAACTCTAATAATTTACTATCTACCACATCTTTTTCAACACCGTTTAATAAGTCCAATAACATTTCCTTCATAAAAGATTTAAATGCTTTGGGGAAGTCAGACCTAACTACATCTAGTCCCTTATAGTCAATGTCATCTTTAGTTACACCATTCTCCCATATGATTTTCTGAACATATCGTTTCTTAGAAATCCATATACCTCTACGTGCAATGTTCTCTTGTTTAATCTCAAACCGATGCGACCCATACAAGTTAAACATTCGTTTAGCCATTACGTCATAACTGTTGTTAATGAAGTCTTGTACTTCTTGTGCAACATCAGCAATCAACGAACACATAAGTTCCTCGTCATCAACATCAATATCGGGGTTTTCGTGTTTGATAATTGGTACTGCTGACAAAAAGGTACTGTCTGTATCGGTGTATATAACCCAATCGTCGTTTTGATTCAGTCGTTTGTTATAGTAATGGTTTGCCATATCACTACTAAACTTGATAACCTCTTGACCTACACTCGTAACGGCTAAGGCGTTATCAACATCATACCATCTCCAACCCCGCAAACCCAAACAACCATAGATTGAATTGAGTAATACTTTTTGGATTATCTGTCTACTTTTATAGTATTCATATTGAGCATCATCACCCTCATTACCATACTTTTTCATTAAGTTTTTAAACTCAACTCGTTGGTCAAACCAAGTCCTTAATATTTTTGGAATAATACCATCAATGTCTGTTCGGTAGAGTATCCCATTTGACGATATACTGAATTTGGTATCTTTAAGAAACTCTCCAAAAGAATCTTTGTCAAACTCATACATATCACCATTAACAATCTCCACTTTAATGTCAGTAAGTTTACCCGAAGTATATTCTTTAAAGTTCCAATCTAACACCTTACCTACTTTAGTTTCAGGTGATATATTCAAACTCATAATAATAGACGGATACATAGATGTTAAGTCCAAATCAAAGATGTAATCGTATCTGCCGGGTTTAGGTTGTTTTACATACGCACCCATAAATGTACCCTCGGTATCTGTTCGTGGTGGTCTGTTGTCTGCGACTCTGTTACCATTTCTACGTAGATAACAAAGAATAGAACCTTCCAAGAACCTACTTGATGAGTAGATATCTTCATACGGTACGTGTCCTACTGATGCAATACCAACCGATTGTTCTAAAAACTTGAGTTTGTTTTCTAAGTCAACAATCAACTTAACATCAACTAAGTTATATTCTATAAACTTTTTAATGTCGTTTTTCTTTAGTTGGTCTAGTGTACCCTCATACTCTACCTTACCCTGCCCCAACTCAAATTCACCAACATTATCTAGGCGATATGAAGATAACTGTGTGTATGTAAAGTTTTTATAAATTGGTAGATAGTCTAAACAACTAACACCTGCAATAAAATATCGTTCTTTTCTAGGATTCCATTCAACAACACCAATAGGTGATAAGTTGTTTGCAAATGAAGTACCCATTACTCGTTTTGCACGATTATACAAATAAGGTATATCAAAGAAATCAATGTTCCACCCTGTAACAATAGTCGGTGAACACTCTCTCCACTTACTAAAAAACTTATCTAATAGTTCTTCTTCTGTATCACATCTAAATAGTTTATAGTCATCTGTGATTCGGTTCTCTACCTCATTGAATTCATCAAGAATATAAACACCATACTCATTTGTTGTTTCATCATAATATGCAACTGAGGTGATTGGATTATTACCTTCATTAGGATTAGGTAATTGACCTTCCATACTAACTTCAATGTCAAAATAAAATCTGTTTTGCCACGTTGCAGGTTCGTCTGTGTCACCATATAGTTCTACTAATAACTGTGTATCCTTCGGGACATCACTTTCGTATACCTGTGGTGCGTCATTAAAGTATGTAGTCTTTTTACATTTTGTACCATCTAACGCGGTGTATTCACCATAGGGGTCAGGTATAAATGCAGACTTACGCCATTCAAATACTTGATGTCCTTTCTGGCAATCCCAAAGGTGAACATTATAATGGTTGTAGTTTATCTGTTTAAGATATATATTTTGATACATTAAAAGGGTCTAAGGTAACTTTTTATTTTGGTTGGTCTATACCTGATAATCTAGGTAATTTAACAGTAGAAATCAAATAATCAAATATTTCTTGTACTAATTCGTTTGGTACATACGCGGCATAAACATCATCAGGTTGGAATGCGTGATAACCTATTTTGTTAAATATTTTGTGAGTAACTACAACAAAGTCATACCTGTCATCAATTTTTTCAATGGCCATCTCCCACGAGTCGTAGTCATATGGATTTTTTGAATTAATTTTTGGAGAACAGAAGTCGTTTTCACTTGCATACAAATGTAGAATATAATCACCTATTTCAATAGAATCAAATGGAGATGTTACTTCAAACTCATCATCCAGCCACATATCGTCATCTTCCACACCATCCATAAGAGTGATGTACTTACGAAAATCAACCATATAGTTCTCCGTTGGGTTTCCTTTATTATAATTATTATTCATAAACTAAATGTATAAAAAAAATAGGTGAAAAACAAATTCCACCTATCAACCCCAATCACAAATATCATACGTAATAAGTCAACAACGCTTCTTCCATTTGTTGATTCCATCTTTTTTTATCAATCTCAATTCTTAGTTCTTGAGCTAACGACAACCCCCTGTCCCACGCATCAACCTCATTCATAAATTGATACATTTTAAACTTTTTTGGGTTATCTAAATCATCAACATTCTTGTAATGGTTAGGGCCATATTCTTCATCATATTGGAGTGCGTGTCCAACTTCGTGGAGTAGGGCTATTAACCCATTCTTTTCTAAATTGTAATTATGGTGAATGATAATCTTACCATTCCTATGTCCAAGGAACGCGGTCATATTACCTAGTTCAACATCAATATTACAGTTATCTTTTACCCAATTTGAAACTTTTTGAAAATCTCTCATAATGGTAAGGGTGAATCAATGTAGAAGTAAACTAAGAAAAGTATCACTATAATACCCAAGTAAATCTTTTCGTTAGTGGTAATTTTATTTGATTTCATAAGTAAGGGGTTGGTTAACATTACATCTATAAGATAGTGATTCTAGCAATTAAAGTCAAGAACCAATCAAAATATTTTTGATTCCTTTTAACATAAACAAGTCATCTTTTTTGTCTTTCTTATTTCCTGTGATTAAAGAAGCCAAACGAGCAACTTCCTGATATTTACGAGGGACACTAGTGTTAAACTCGTTCGGGAAAAAAGATGTAGATGACGATGGAGTTGTTAATGTGGTTATTGATTGATAAGTATTTGTTGAACTTCTAACTACGTGATTCATAATAATAAGGGGTTGGTTAACATTACATCTATAATATAAAAAAAGGGATTGACAATGTCAACCCCTTTTCCAAAAAAATATAAAGTTTTTTTTTATCCAATCACTTCAACAACTCTACTTTGACGTGATTGTTTTACTGTGAAGTCACTATGTGGTGCAACTTCATTTAGGTGTTCGGTTACTTTGACTTCACTTTCAGTAACTGATTGAGCATCCACCAAAAGAATTTCTCTTCGTTTTTTCTCTTTTCCATTATTCAGTTCTTCAATGTATTCAACTGTAACTTCGTAGTAATTTACCATTGTCTTTTACTTTTTTGTTATTTGTTTTCTGCTACGGATGCCTTACGGTATTCAGTAACAAGTTTTTTAAGTTCACCAACTGCTTTTCTAGCTCGTGTTGAAGATGCTTTGGTGTCACCATTGTGTTCTTCCTCAAAGGTTTCCCAAAGGTCTTTCATTTGTTGGTATAGTTCTTGTGCTGTTGCCATTTTATATTATTTTAGTTTATGTTTTAGTTTATCCAAAATCGTTTGAAACATTTGGTTTCTTGTATGATTCATATTTTTGTTTCAATTGTTTCTTTTCGTATGTTTGTTGTTCTTGTTCCACTTGTTTGTTGTCTGCGGGTGTGTCAAATATATGAAACTTACCAATGTTAGTATCCATTGATGCGTTAAACGTCATACCATCAGGCCCAAATCTGTTCTTTATAATATGAACTCTAGCTCTATTATTCAACTTATCAACGTCTTTCCTAATTACACTCATAATAAAGTCAGCAGTCATTACTTTTTTATACGAATCAGCAATACCTGAAGCACCTATTACATCACTACCTAATGAATCTCTGTTTGTTTGAGTAGCAGTCCAAATAGGTATTCCTAATTTACCCGATATACCACGTAATTCTTCATAGATGTTACCCATATCGTCATAACTGTTTCCTGTGGACTTCTTACCACTATCTAATAAGTCTGCGTAGTCTAATACAATTAGGTCAACCTTTTTAAGTTGTATAACCTTTTCAATAAAAGCCTCTAATCCGTGAGTAGATACTGAACGAGTAGGGAACTGTCTAATGTCTAAGTTACCCGGCACTTGTCCAAGTTTCTCTATTAACACACTACTATCTTCTTGTAAAACAGAAAATGGTTTACCTGTTAATATAGTATCATATCGTCTAGCAACATAGTCATCACTCAACTCCAATGTGATATGTAGTACATTGTGTCCGTGTGTAACTGCGTTGTATCCTATTTGACACAGTACCCACGTCTTACCAATCCCACTCGGAGCAGCCACTACACCAATCTCACCTGCACCCAAACCACCTGCTGTTATATCATCAATGGTTTTCATATACACAGGTGTAGCATCTCTTACATTACTTAGTCTAGTTTCTACGTGGTCAACCCAATTGTGTCCAATCTCTTTACTCATTCCTGCTTTGAGAGCGTTATCAACTAGTATTTTAATCTCATCATACTCACCTCGTTTCAGTAAGTCTGTTGATGCAAGAATGGCTTTCTTTAACTTTTGATTCTTACAAAATGATTCAAATTGGTCTTTTACAAAATCTAAGTCATCAAGTTTATCAACGGTGTATATCTCTTTGATAGAGTTTTTTACACTTTCCTGAAATGATGGTGATTGGATTGACTTAACACTAAGAGCAAGTACATCCATTGTAATACATTTCTTATAGTCGGTGTAGTATGTGATTACTTGTTCTACTACCCATTGATGTTCTTCTCGTTCAAAGAAAGATGACTCTACTATATCAAATATGTCTTGTAAAAATTTAACATCGTGTATGAGAGTGTATATAACTTTTATTTGAAATGACTTACCAAACTCTGAGAGTTTATCTATGTATGCAACCATTATTTTTTAACGTTTATGAATGTCTTTGAAATCCAATCAGGAAAGTTATGGAACGCGTGAGAAAGTCCATCTTTACTGAATCTAAGTAATAAACCCATCTTATTCAACTTTGGTGGGTCTTCGTTCATAAACGCTTGTATTTTAAGTTTTGCATTAGTGTTAAAGTCTAAAAGGTGTAAGTTCATCAATTGATTATTTCGTTCTACTTTATCAAACTCGTCAATCAATCGTCCATAAAGAGAATACGTGTCTTTGTTTTCTTCTGCGTATTCTTTTATTTCATCAAGTGTATATTTCTTTTCTTCGGTCAAAAATGGAAACATCTTAGCCAATCGTTTGACCCCAAATCCCTTAACACCATCTATGTTATCTGATTTGTCTCCATCTAATACTCTGTTGATAGTAATATTATGTGGGTGTATTTTATATTCTTCTAATACTCTATCAATATCATACATTTTCTTTTTCGTTGGTGCCCATACGTTTGTGTTATGATTAACCAATTGTAAAAAGTCTTTATCTGAACTCATTATCACCGTTTCTACGTCTTGTAAGTAATTCAAACAAATATAAGCTATAATGTCATCTGCTTCTAAGTTATCAACTGCGATTACTTTTATAGGTAGATAGTCTAGATAAGCACCAAGAGCAAGAATTTGTCGTTTCATATTCTGTTCTCTTTCCTCATCGGTGTCAAACTCAAAGAGTCTGTTCATCCTCATAGTCATCTTTCTACCTTTCTTATAGTCAGGAAAGATTTTCTTACGTTTGGATGAACCACCTCTACCGTCAAATACCACGATAACTTGTGTAGCTTCTGTGTCTCGTATAACCGAACCTATTGACCTTAGAGAACCAACTAGCCCACCAACGGGTTCACCGTTGTTGTCTGTGACAGGGTTAGTTGCGTAGGCTCTAAAAAAAAGATTGAGCCCATCCACTACTAGGACTTTTCTTTTATTATTCATTTTTGTATATATTTGGTCAAATAGTTGTTTAAGTCCTCGGGTGTCCCTAGTCCCCACATTTTAGGAATATTAAATGTTCTGATTTGTTTACCATCCTCAATTGCTTGATTGAATACAGGACAAACATAAAACTCATTGTTTACTCTAATATCCTTTTCAATCATTTCTTCAGCGTATTTAACAAAGTCAGAACCATTTTTCCAATAATAGAAACCAACAGTGGCTATGTCTGATATTGGATTCTTTTCTGCAACTTCAGTTACAAACCCGTTTCCATCAACCTTAACAAAACTCCACTTAGGGTGTGTTGCTCTGAATGATACAATACCACCATCACAGTCGTTTTCATTCATTTTATAAAAAAACTCATTTGAATCCCATTCCACAAATTGGTCTGAGTTAGCAAAGAATAGTGGATTATCATTATCAATATATTCTTTTGCTAAAAGTGCTGTACAAGCTGCACCCTCGGTGATGCCGTCAACTTCTACTATTTTACAGTTTGGTGTGATTAAATTTAAGAGTGTATCTAAGTTATATTTTTCTCTATGTGATTTTTGAACTACATAGATGTAATTTGCATCTATGTTTAGATTTTCTACCACAACTTGAATCATAGGGTTACCATCCACATCAATTAGTGGTTTGGGGAACGTATACCCTGCCTGTTGGAATCTATTCCCTGAACCAGCCATTGGAATCAATACATTCAATTTTTTATCTACCCATTTTGGTTTATCGTTTGTTACTCCCATTTCTATTTCAGTTAGTTTTTTAAATATGTTTGTGTAAGTTACTTCTTGTGGATTTTTAACTCTCAACACATGAGCGTTAGAACGAGATGCTGCAAGTAATCCATAAGGTGAATCCTCTACAATTAGAGTTTCGGATGGTAAACATCCCATCTTTGAGATTGCTCTCCAATACATCTCAGGGTGTGGTTTAGAGTTAGTTACATCTTCGTTTGAAATAATGTAATCCATAAACTCCATAATACCCAACTTTGAAAGTACAGTCAATACTGTCTTTCTGATTGAGTTAGAACAAACTGCAATCTTATATCCATCTTCAACCAATGTGTTCATTACCGATTGTAGAGTTTGGTTTGGTTTCAACTCTTTCAACATTTGTAAAGTCAACTTTTGTTTACCTTCCCAAATCTTTGTGTGTAGTTCGGTTGGTAAACCCTTTCGTTCACTTAACATTTCCAACTTCTGATTGGTTTTTAATCCATCGTATGTTGATAGATGTTCTGCCCAACTAATTGCGTATTTCTCACCCAATGCTTCATTGAGTGCATCAAAATGGATGTTTTTTGTATTAACAAGTACACCATCCAAATCAAATATAACTAATTTAATCATTGTGTTCGGGAAAAATCATATGAGGTTTTATTAATTCAAAAGATGCAGGTTTATGTACATTAACAAAATCATCGTATTTTATATTATTTTCTAAAATAACATTACCCCAAAAATAGTGAGCTAGGGGGTAATGGGTAAATGGAATTAATTCTATATATGATTTAATAGTTTTAATGTTTCCCATAAATGCATAGTCACCCATAAAAAATCCATTTTCATCGGTGTGCCCTGGGCTCATATACACAGTCTCATCGTCTAATAAAGAAAAGTTAACATCTGTAATATTACTAATTAAATCACATCTATGTATTATAACCCAATCATATTCATCAATGTTTACTGAATTTAAAGCTAACCTAATATGATATAACATTTTTGTTGAACTATAAAAATAATCGTCACTTGTCATGTCGGGGTTTATTGTAGTTGCAAACGATTTTAAGTCGGCGTCAGTTGAAATTATTGGAACACAATAATCACACGCTTTTTCTATTTTATGTTTTGTAATCTTTCCATTTACATAACAATAATCCCATGTTGAAAACAGAACGTCAAATTTATCAAGACCTTTTATCTTTTTTATTATGGTCTCAAACGTTCTATATTCTCCAAAAAATATAAATAAATTCTTTTTAGTCATCTAATTTTTTTTTATAAAAAGTGTAGTAAACACCCGTGATATTCGGGTGTTTACTTATTTTCACAAAAGTGAATTATCCTTCATCTTCTGTTTCTATTTCGGTATTATCGTAATCTAATTCATTACTACGATACCTCATTATTGTTTCTCTACAAATTTCTTGATACATACTCTCCCTCAATTTAGGATTGTCTTCCAATATATCAGCAAAGTCTTTGGCTTGGAACTTGTAATCTTCAATGACTTCACCCGTGTCAGGGTCAAAATCAGTATATGTATACCAAGCACCACCTTGACTAACCAATTTATGAGTTTTAAGTGTCTTTAACCAAGATGAATAATCATCTATACCTCGGTCAAAGTATATCTCAAAATCTGCTTCTCTCTGAGGAGGCCCACATCGGTTCTTAATTACTAATGCTCTTGTCTGAACACCAATAACACTATCACCTGCAGAGGACTTCTTCTTTATTTTACCAATTGATTTCAACCGTAATCTTACAGATGCGTGGAATTGTAGTGCTTTACCACCACTTGTTGTATATTTGTCTCCAAACATAACACCAAGTTTCTCACGTAATTGGTTGGTGAATACTAAACATATTCGTTCCTTACCAATCATACCTGTAATCTTTCTCATAGACTTACTCATAATGAGAGCCTTTGCAGTTGCATATCCATCTTTACCATATTCAGAATCCATCTCAAGTTCGGTAGAAGCGGCGGCAACTGAATCAACTACAATAGTAACTAATCTGTCTTTATCACTTCCTCTAACTTTTTCAACGATTACATCTATGGTTTCAAAGATACGTTCAACGGTGTCCACAGAAATGTAAAGTAACTTTTCTACATCTACTCCGATTGCTCGTAAGTATTCTTGTGATACCGAGTTTTCAGTATCAATGTAGACAGCTACTCCACCTTTCTTTTGTGTGTTTGCCAGAAGGTGAGCAGATACAAGTGATTTACCACTCTGTTCTAATCCCGTTATCTCGGTAATCCTACCAACAGGAACCCCACCGTGGGGTATGTTGGAGATTGCAAGGTCTAACATAGATGAACCTGTGGAAACCCACTCGTCTATATTTGAGGGTGAATCTGTTGCCACCCCCAAATTATATGCTATCGTTTCACCTTTGTACTTTTTATTAATACCATCTGCTAGGATGTCTATTAAGTCATCTTTCATATTTACCTTTTATGTTAGTTGTTTAACTAGAAAAAAGGTCATCAAACGCGGCCTCTACATCACTAGATGCTTGTGTTGCAATTGGTTTTGGTTTAGCCGTTTCACTTGGTTGTGAAGTAGACTCGGTTGTAGTCTGTGTTTCTGTTTGAGATGATGTATCTTCAGTAGAACTTTCACCGTTTAGATACGAATTAAGTACGTCTTCTAACTCAGAATAAGTTTGAGGACTATACAAATCAGTAATCGGTGTTTGTTGTTGTATCAGTTCTTTCAACTTAGACGCATCATCCATTGCGTTGGTCTGATTTGGTTTTACACGGATAGTTGTTTTTGGATAACCATTTTCAGGTTTCTCAAATTCAATAACAATATCACGTCCTGTTTGTGGATGTGTAATGTCACCATAATCAGGGTCTGCAATATAACCTAGTAACTGTTCGTAAACTTGTTTACCGAATCCCCAATACTTGATTCCTTCACCCTCTTCACCACGAACTAATACAGGTACAAAGGTTCTCATCTTAGGTTCAAACTTTCTAGATTGTAAGTAAGATTCTCTGTCACCTGATTTTCGTAAGTTCATAGCAAACTCGTAAATCGGGTCATTATCACCAAACGACATAGGGGAAACAAAGTTCTTACCACCAAAGTCATAATGGAAATAAAGTTCAATGAATGGGTTTTCAGGGTTCTCCTTATATGGGAGAATGCGAACCGTTTGTGAGCCAGGAGATGGTTTCCACAAAAGGTTTTGACGTGTGTTTTTGTTTTGTAGTTTATCAAGTTTTGCCTTGATGGCGGATATATCTAACGACATATTTTATCCTCACTTATTAATTGTTAATTGTTAATTGATATTACTAATATACAATAAATATCTACAACATCAAATTTCTTTGATGGAATCTAACTTGGTAGATACCCGACGTAAACCGTAATCATCGGTTAATAATAAGGAATTTTTATATTGATTCCAATTTAAATCGTAACTGTGGTCATATACTCCAACTTCGTCTAGAATAGCTTGATTGACTGCGTTGATAGTGTAGAGTGTGTTTGTTTCTTTTTTTCTGTGGACTGATATAGTTCTACTTGGTGTGTCTTTGTAGTTCTTCTTTACCACATTATATGTGAGGTATGCTTCTTTGGGGTTTTGTTTATTGACTAGTACAAATATTCGGTTATCACTCAATTCGTAAACTGAATTGATATTCTCTATAACATCGTCAATGTAATCGTAACCTGTGAATGTTAATAGTAACTGTGTTTTCATTTATTCTTTTTGTTCCAAAACATTAACTTGGTTGCACCCGATGTTTCGGTTTTAACTTTAATTTCTAATTTTTGATTGGAGCCACCTTTCATCTCAACAACAAGCTTCTTACCATCATATGAAACATCAAAAGGAGGTTCGGGGTTACAATAGTAATCTGGGTCTCTCAATTCAGACTCACTAGTTGTTTTATTAACCACTTGTGTATATACATCAGCATCACACCCGTGAATATCTTTCCACATTTGCAATAATTGCCCTTGTCCTTTTTCTGTTTTTGATAATCCCACCATTGAGTTGGAAAACAAGGTAAGATATTCTTCTCTAAACTTAGTCATCATTACACCTCGTTTAGTTTTATTCTTTTCGTTCTTCCAATCGTATTTTTTCTTTAATTCACTTAATTTACTATCAACCGATGAATCATCTAAATATGTAGAGCCAGCAGTCCCTAACCCTGAATTTTTCATATTTATGTTACTTGGGTCTTTGTATATCTTAGATGAAACTTTCATTGTTTTTTCATTTCCATCTTCATCAACATAAGTAATAATTAAATCGGTTGGATTTTTTTTAGGGTCAATTCCCAACTTTTTTAGGGCTTTTTCACCTACACCACCAACTTTTCTTGCCCCTAAAATTCTACTACCTTTGGGGAGTGTCTGTTTTATCTGTTCAGCTGCTTTTTTATTCATTTCATCTAATCGGGAATCATCACCACCCAATTTAGAAACATTTTCTCTTCGCTGTTTATATTCTTTTGTATTTTCTTCTGATGGGTCTAAATAAGCAACAACACCAGCCTCATTATGTTCACCACTTTCATTAGCCAACTGTCTATCCTTGGAACTACCCCTTACAGGAACTTCAATTCCCTCATCTCGTATAATATCATTCATCGCGGTAGTTAATTTACTCGTATCACTAGTCAAAAACTTATATGGTAATCCAGTCTGTGGTGTTAGGTAAATCTTCACTCCACCGGCGTGAGCTTCAATCAAATTGTTTTCAGCGAGAGTTCTAATAGCGTCTACTTGTTCTTCATATGTTTCTGCATCCAAAAACACATTCCAAGCGTTATCTAAAACACCGAATCTTTCTTGTGTAGTATCATCAAAAATGGTTATAGTTTCTCTAGCTTTTTCTAATCTCTGCTTCGCGTTCTTTTTAGATTGTGATGAAATCTTTTTTAATTCCTTTTTTTCACCATTACCATCATCTTCATATTCCCCTTTTTTTACTTTTTCTAAATCTTCCTCACTGGCATCTTTTTTAATAAGTGCTTGTGTCGTAGGGTTATGACTTTTAACCGTGTAGATGTTACCCGATTCTTTGTTCTTTACTATATCATCCTCAAACATAAAAGATGATAAAACTTTATACACTTTTCTCATATTATTTACATAAAATTATAACTATAAATATAGTTATACTACCTTTTTATATGAGTTAGGTAAATGTAATACTTTTGATAGTTTATCATCAGTTTGCATTCGTTCAAACTTCTGTAATACACTATCTACTATTTGGTGTCTGTGGTTTTCTTGTAGTCTAACTTTTCCTATCAAGTCATCTTCTTCCATATTATTTAAGAAATACATACCACTATCTTTGGGGTGTCGTAAGTCTACTTGTTTTAGGTCACCACAGATAACCATTTTGGAATGAATACCTATTCTACTAATCACCATCATCGTTTGTTCCATAGTTAAGTTTTGCGCTTCATCTACAATGACAAATGAATTAGTAAACGTTCTACCTCTCATATACGTTAAAGGAACAATCTCAACTATACCTAAACTCATTAATTGTTCAAACATTTCTAAACTGTTAGTTGTATGTGGGTTTTGTGATGTGTCTTTAAGAACCGTTTTCATACAACTGTGAATTGGAGAAACCCAAGGGTCTAATTTTTCATCAATACCTCCTGGCAAAAAACCATTGTCCTCTGTGGAAACCGTTGGTCGTGTAATAACAATATTATCTATTTCCCTGTCTGCAAATTTCTTTAGGGCTGAAAAACAACTGACAAGTGTTTTACCACTTCCAGCCTTCCCACTTACAACTGTAAGTGTTTTGTCTTCAATAAGTCTGTTTGTATACCGTTGTTCTTTGTTTAACCTCCCTTCAAATTGATGTATTTGGTATTTAAGTTTTTTAAACTTTAACTGAGTTTGAGATGAACCCATACATATCCTCCTTAGTAAAATAAAGAACGTTAATTTTATTATAAGTAGGATATATATTCCATATTTTTATAATCATTTCCCTGACTAATTGTCACGGTAAAATCACCCCATTCTAATATTTTTTTTATCTCTTTAAGTATATTTATGTCCTCGTTTGGGTGATAGTCAATTAAGAAAGAATCATAGGTGTAGAGTATGAGTTTTGTTTGTTTGCCGGATAGTAGTCTGTTTAATTGTTTCATCTTTACAAAGTTAATCTCCGTTTCCATACTCTGTAAAAAGTAATTGAATACTTTTTCTTTGGACATACCGTCTGTCAATATTTCACGTTTGAAAACAGGAGTTACTATTTTGTCTTTGCTATCAAATGATTTAATCAATTCACTTGTCTTTTGATAGAATGGAATACCCATCACATCCGTCATATCACCGTACAAATAGTAGAATGTAAGTTTCTTACTTTCTTCGTATTCTTCGGGTGTAAGTGTTTGTTTATTAAAGTATTGTTCCCCTAACCATTGATGTATAGATTTGTCCCTAGGACGGTCTATCTTTAGGTAATTGGATATAATGGTCGGGTGGAAGGCGGAGTAGTCATACAAGTAAAATTTACCCCCCTCATAACGAGGTATGTACTTTTCACGGGTATCATCTGTCTTATTCATTGCAGCGTAATTAATTCCACCGAATCTATTGGATGGTCTACCTGTTGTAGTGAATGGGTTATACTGTGTATATTCTAGTCCGTTGTCTTTATGATAAATACCGTTACTTTCTATTTCTTGTAAGGTCTGTAAAATTGATTCGTAGTTTCTATACTCTTTGTTTTTACTTATACTCCATATTTCTGTAAGAGTATGTGGTAGTCCATTCTCCCACACCCATTTGTTTACTTGGTCAAATAAAACCGACAACGGTATAAGTGTGTTTATCTTACTAAATGTTTTCCATTTATTATACTGTTGTTGAAACAAACGTGGTTCTGTTATTTCATTGTGAGTGAAATAGAACACTAACTGCATATCAAATAAGTTACCGTTATCAGGTGCGTGATTTAGGAAAGACTTTTTATCATAAACAAATAAGTTAAAGTCTTTCATAGAATCCATCACGTCTATTAACTTTAACTCATTGACTTGTTCACTATGATTCAATGGTATAATACAACGTGTCCACCCCACATTGTCACATAGATATAAAGCACTTAATTTTTGATTACAGGGATGTACTCTGTTATCTTCATAGATAGGGTACAATAGATAATTGTAACCCGATAAAACGTGTTTTAGTTCGTCTGTGGT